TGTATCTGAGAACCTCGTAAGGGGCACCGGCCTGCGTATAGTACACCTCGCCATCCAGCGAGAAGAAGTCCTTCACGCGGATGCCTTTTCGGATCATGAAGGTACCGCGTTCAGTATCAAACTCGATTACCGTGTTGTTCTCGGAGATCACGTCGCCTTCGTTCTCCTTGACACACAGCGCCAGATAGTACACATGATCACAGACGCAGGCAGTCGCGTTCTCCTGCTTGCCCTCCATCATCATGCGCATCGTCTCGTACAGCGCGTCTCTCGCCAGCAGCGAGATCGAGGAGCCGTTGTACTGACCGATACCGCCCTTCGCCAGAAAGTAGACCATCATACGATCTGTGCAGATCGTAGCCAGCTGCACCGGACCGTCCGTACCATAGGCCTCCGTGATCGTGAAGCTCGACGGATCCGAGCCTCGAATCTCGTATACCGTCCGGGATTTGATCGCCAGCAGGTAGCCGCCGAAAGGCTCCAGCGCAAGGAACGCATCGCCGTCCCACGAAGGCTGCTGAATCACGCCGCCGCCGAGCTCGGGCGTATCCTCAACCGCAGTCCAGTCAAACGGATTGTACGGCTTGGAATAGAAGATGCTGTCCGGGTATCCCTCAGCACCCGTGCCCCACAGGCGCTCACTGTGCCTGTTCAGGACTGCGAACTTGACGTCGGCATAGTTATCGCCGATGGTCAGCGTCTTCTTCTCCACACGAAGATCGCTGCCATAAAGGGCGATCATGCCGTCCTGCGCGTTGGTCATCAGCAGGATGTCGACGGTCTCCCCATTCTCCGTGGTCTCATAGGTCACATAGCTCCAGCGGTTGCAGCTGAAGCCGCTCGCCTGCTCGATCCAGCCCTCCGTGCCGAAGGTGTAGGTGTAGATGCCGCCGTTCGCGCCGGCCACAAATACATCGGGATCGTCCGGGCGGTTGCGCCTGTAGAAACGGGTAAGCGTTTCGATCGCGTGGCCAAGAGCCGGGAAGGCGCGACTGGTGCCGTAGCTGGTAGCCAGCAGACCGCGCTCCGTGCGCATGTTCTCCGCCTTGTATGCGTAATCAGTTCCGACGTTGGTGTCGCCAGCCGCCTGATAGACGCCCTTTGGCGTTGGGATCATGAAGCTCCCTTCGTAGGAGCTGTCCTTAATCGCCACGCTTTACCACCGTCCGTTCCTGATATCCGTTGCCGCGTACAGGTTCTTCATGTGCGTCACGCTGCCCGCGCCCTGCGGTACAATCCTGCGCATACCTCTGATGAACTCCTGATAGTACATCTGGCCGCGCTGCTGCTTGGCCATGTTACCGTTCATAAGGTGACGGTAGCAGACGTAGTCGACCAGCGCCGGGTGCGCCTCCTCCGGGATCCTCGGTTCGTCGTCATCCTTCAGCGGGTATGGCGTATCCTCCACGAAGCAGGTGTAGTCCGCATCGCCCCTGCCGACCATGATGCATCTGCCGTCCGGCGAGAGCCCAAAGTTCACAGCTCGCTTGAACTCATCGCGGATCTCGATGATCTTGCCCTCGCCCAGAGCACAGCGATCGATCCTGCCCTCGTCATCGCTCGTCACAGTCAGGAAGATGCGGGGCTTGTAATAATCTCTGAACGCGATCGAGTAGCCCTGATTGGCGTACATTTTGAAGAGCTCGTCATACTCGACGGCATCTTCGAGATCTTCATCAAGCTGGAGCAGAGCCAACTTGACGATCTGTGCCAGCTTCATGAAGATTCCTCCTTACAGCTGTCCGCAGTTCTTCAGCTGGGTGAAAACACACTCCGGCATCTTCACGCTCTCGCCGCGCATGAAGTAGAAGTTGACACCGTTCAGGCCAGCAAAGAGCACATCATCCTTTTCGCCCGGGATATTCGGGATGGCGACGGTCATGATCTTCTCGTCGTCGGCGCAGCCAGCCTTCTTGCACAGGGCCTTCAGGTTCTTCTGAGTGTACTCGCAAGCCGTGCCCAGAACAGAGCTGGTGCGGTTGATGGTCTGAGTCGTATTGGTCTTAATAGCCATGTGAGTTATTCCTCCTTAATCCAAATAAATCCGGGGCGGTTAGCCGCCCCGGATCATGTATGTGTCTGCTTACGCGGTGAAGCCGCACTCAATGCGGACCGCGTACTCCGGCTGAAGCATCTTCACGCCGAAGCCATCCATCTTCCAGCCCACGGTGCTGATCTGCTCGAGCGGATCAGCGGTGCCCGCGCTGCCCGCCGGCTTGACGACGACACGCGGCTTGGCACCCTTGAAGCTGGTGTAGCCGTAGGCGAACTGGCCGAGAACGATGACGGACGCAACGTCGATACCGCCGTTGCCCGCGCCCTCGAAGATCTTCGCCTCAGTGGTCTCAACGATACGGCAGCCGAAGATGCGGCCGATCTCGCCGGTGTAGACCGCCTCCTTGTCCTGATAGCGGGACACGGCAACGAAGGCCTCGTCATCCTGCAGGTCGTAGTAGGTATCCGGGCCAACGATGGCGATGTAGTAGCCGCCGAAGGTCTGGGCCTTCGCCTTCTTCAGGGTACGCACAGCCTTGCGCAGCTCAACGCTGGACAGCTTGTCAGCAGCGGTCAGCGCGGCGCGGCTGGTCTTGCCGCCAGCATAGATGACGTTGGCACAGGTGGCCAGCTCATCACGGACAACAGCGTCGATGCTGCGCGCACCAGCGTCGCCGAAGAGCTTGGTCTTGCGCAGGATGTTCATGTCCAGATGGCTCATGTCCAGCTTATCGGTGCAGCGGGCATACTCGCCGTACTGCTCCAGTCGGACAGTGACCTCGGTCTCGGACAGGCTGACGCCATCACCCGGCTGACCCTCAGTCAGCGGAGTGGTGTTGGTGCCCAGCGGGATGATCTTGCGCATGTTCATAACCAGACCGTTGTTCTCCGGCATGCGATGCTCATCGCCGAACTGGAGATGCACCAGCTCCGGCTCAAAGGTGCGCAGGAGCTCGCGGTTGTAGTAGGTCTGCATACCCGGCGTAAGGCCGGAGCTGGTAGTCTTGTTGGTATTCAGATTCTCATTGTAAGCCATAATCAAGGCCCTCCTTTATCAATCGAAGGTTACCTTCTTGCCCTCCATGAGCGCCTGATAAGCGCGATCAGAGAACGCCGCAAAGTCAGCGTCGCTCATATCAGCAATCAGGTTATGGGTTTTTGCGCCGCTCGTAGCCGGAGTACGGAACGTCGGCACACTCTGCTTCTTGGTTTTCACGGGCGCAGCCTGACGCTTCTCAAACGCCCTCGCCGCCTGACGGACGGACTTGCCGCTGGCCATGTCGGCCTGCGCCTCTTCGTCGGCCACAAACGCCTGCAGCTCCTCAGCAGTCCAGCCGTCATCGATGAGCGTCTGCACCGCTGCGGTCATTTCCTCAAGACCCTTGTCGGCCTTGGGCTGCCGCGCCTTCTCCTGCGCCTCAACAATCTTCATCGCCGCCTTGGGCGTGATGTCGGGATCGTCCTTGACGAGCTTCGCAGCACGGTGCGCCCTGATCAGCTCGCGCACGGTCTCCTCGCTCTCGCCAAGCTCGGTCTCGAAAATCGTCTTACGCTGCTGCCTAAGGGCAGCACGGATCTGATCGCCGCGCTTGTTGTCCGCCTGCTGGTTGTTCTTCGCCGGGACCGTCTCCTGCGCGGGCTGGTCGCCGTCACCAGTATCTACAGCCGTTTCTCCCGCACTCTTGCCGTTCATCAGTTCAGCAGCCAGCGCCTCAGCGGAGATGGTCTCCGCAGCCTGCGCGTCGTCCGCAGGCATTTCCATGGACTGATCCATGGCGACCGAAGTATCAAACTCGTTCATGTTTACCCCTTCGCCCCCTGGGCGTCGTCTTTATTAAGCAACCGGCTCTTCGCCGATCTCTGCTTCTTTGCCAGAAGTCAGCAGCTTCTTGTAGTTCACAGTCGGCTGCTCCTGCTGTGCGGCCATCACCGCTCCGCCGCCAGACGTCTGGGCCATCTGCTTGTACCCGGCATTGGCCTTCTTCTGCGCAGCAAGCTGTGCCTGCGTCATCTTGAGCTGCTCCTCAAGCTGGGTGATGTATGCCTTGGTCTGGCTGTTCTCCTCCACCATCTTGAGCACGGAGCTCTTGGTGCGGTAGCCTTCCATCATGCGTACCACCATCTCCGGCGGCAACGGCTGGCCGTACTGGGCACAGACCTGCGCCACCTGCTGGAGGAACTCATTGTCCGCCTGAATCTGAAGCGGGTTGTTGCGCTGCACCTGCACACGCACACTGTAGGCCGGACGCTTCATCGCGTCGCCTTCCGTGGACGGGGCATTCAGCTGCACGACCCGTTTTTCCATGTTGCCCGTGGAGTCCCAGCCGCCGACGATCATCAGCTTGCGATCGCGCTCCATGTATTCAGACATGATCCACATGATCTGAACGACCACCGCGCGGAATGAAGACTTGAACTGCTCGGTATGCCAGCGGGTAATCTTGCCGCCAGCCTCCTGCAGCGCCTGAATCGCCGTCGCCGCCGTAACGCCCATGCCACCCTCGCCACGGGTGAACTGGTTCTGCCCGCAGTCCTGCTTCATGCAGTCGACGTGGTAGCTCATGATCTGGTAGACCTGGCTGTTCAGCGGTGCTGCCTGCACCGTCTGAAGCACCTCACGGATGTCGCTGCCGTCCCACTCGATCACCGTCTTGTTCAGATCCGCCACATCTTCGGCGGAGATACCTGCGCCGCGCCGAATGAAATGGCGCTGAACGCTCGACTCACGGGCGTTGTCGTCGATGTACTTGGCGTAACGGTCGATCGCGTTCTGCGTCTCGCGGTAGTCGTGGATCAGACCCGTGCCGAACGGACGGCGGAACACCTTACGATAGCGGAACAGAACGAACGGATACTGTCCGTGGGCGTACACACCCTCGACGTAATCGCTCTTCTTCGCACCGCCATAGCCCAGCTCCGTAGAGTAGAGCAGCGCCTGACCCGCCATCTGCGCCATGTGGACACGATACCGGCGGGCCTTGGCATCGTAACGCTTGTACCAGAATTCCAGCAGCGTGGTCGGCTCATCGCCTTCCGGCGCTTCGTACATCGGATCAGCACGATCCTCCGGGCGGGAGGTATCGTCACCCTTAACGTAACCATCTGCATGCGGATAGTGCTCATTCACCCACGCCACAGTCGTGCGGGTGACCTTAAAGCAGCCACGGCCATCCTGAATGTTCTCGTACATCGGGTCCGGGTAGAAGTCCTCGGGGTGCCACGCGAGCACGTTGACCATGCCCTCGCCATCCTCCAGATCCTCATCCCAGAAGGTCTGCGCCACACCCGTGCCCGTGACGACCGCATCTTCCATGAGCTGCTGATACACGTCCGGCCACTCAGCGTGGTACAGCGCATAGGCGACGATGTCGCTCATCTCCTCGGCGCTGTTCGCTGTCTCCTCCCGCTCAGGCACCATCTTCGCCTCGGGCATGTTGTCGATCTGGTCCGCGATCACGTTGTCAATACAGGAGTTGAGCGTGTTGCTTGCCGGAGCCGTCTTGCTCTTCTCATCCTGCATGAGCTGGCGCATCGCCCGCGCGCGGTGCATCTCGATGTGCTCTGCCTCCAGCTTCTGGCGGAAGAACTCATAGAGCTGATACGCGCGCCGCACCAGCTCGACGCCGCCGTCCGGCAGAGGCTGCTGCCCTGTGAGCAGACGATTGCGCGGGTCGAACCGAACGTCGCCCGGTCTCATTTTCTTGGTTGCCATTTTTTCTCCTTAATCCAGCGGATGCGGAATCCGCTTGGGTACCTCAACCGCAGGACGCGGCGCAATGGGCCGCGACATCAGGAAGTACCTCGTTTCGTCGTAGATGTGATCCTCGCCATCCGTGTCAATGTCCTCGACGTGCTTGTCGTCGTAGGCCAGCGCCGG